TCGCAAGATTACACTGGGGCTAGGAGTGTTGACCATAACATATATGATTGGTCACCCCTAGTTCCTTTTAATCTATAGTCTTGCTTAGTCTAATCCACCTGTAGTGATGTTTCGTAACGACTAATTTAATAATCTGGAGTGAACGAGTGACGTCACTCTGGTTCTTCAGCCTCTTTGAGTCAAGCATATCTTATGAATGACTGGGCTTATCCTGTGACGCTTTATTCACAATGTTTTCTCCCAGTCATAGTGTCATAATAACAAGCACCACCAACTTCACTAGCGTCATTCTCAGTAACCATCGTAGATACCTCAGGTACCTCATCAGAGGCCACGTCCTCCGAAGATGCAGCATTCAGAATGCCATAACGTTTACCCGACGAACGGAACGTCGTGCATCCTGAGGCACCACCATCATATGCATCCATATATACCTTCTTGAAGTCTCCCCATGACACATCGTCACCTACGTTACATGTCTTACTACAAGCACTGTCAACATATTCAGAAGCCACGTTCAGTACTTTCACATGGTCAAACACTGATAGTTCATCAGCTATCTTGCCTTTGACTCCCCACTCGCGGAACGCATAATCTTCCACACGTTCCTTGCGTGGACCATCAAAAGCCTGAATGTCTCGATCATAGTGATGACTAAAGACAGGTTCGATACCAGAGCTAACGTTGTCCGCAGATAGACTAATAGTCCCAGTTGGAGCTACAGACAGTAGGTGACTGTTACGGATACCGTGTGTCTGTATGCCGTCCCGGATGTCCTCAGGTAGTGACCGAGCAAACGCACTGTCAAGCATCAGTGTATTGAACAGTGGGAACGGTCCTTTCTCAACCGCCAGGTCGATGGATGCACGATAAGCTCCATCGCGGATGATCTGCATGATCATCTTAAAGACATGTAGGAACCCCGGGGATCCATACTCATGACCCATGCCCTCAATGGCGTTGGCAACACCTGTGACACCTAGGCCCATCCTACGCTTGCTCTGTGCCTCGAGCTGCTGTGCTGGCAGTGGGTACACCGCACGATCAACTACGTTATCCATGGCGCGTACAACGTGTCTGATGTCATCCTGTAGCTGAAAATAGTCGAAGGACGCTGGCTCACCATTGTGGATGCCATTGCGGCTAACGTACTTCACCAGGTTGAACGACCCGAGTAGGCATGCGCCGTTCGGTGGTAGTGGCTGCTCACCACATGGGTTGGTGGCTGCGATCTTCTCACAGTACCACAGGTTGTTCTTCTGGTTAATACGGTCAATGAACAGGATGCCTGGCTCGGCCCAATCCCAGGTGGATCTCATGATCTGATCCCAAAGAGCTTGAGCACTGACGGTCTTATACACTCGGCCCTCAAAGACCAGATCAAAGTCACCGCCAGTCTTCACAGCTTCCATAAACTTGTCAGTAACACCGACACTAATGTTAAAACCTGTCAATGTAGTGCTGTTGTTCTTTGCTGTGACGAACTCTTCGATGTCTGGGTGATCAACACGTAGGACGCCCATCTGCGCACCACGACGGTGTCCAGCGGATGCAATCGTCTGACAGACAGCATCAAAGATACTCATGAAGGAGAGGGGGCCTGATGATTTACTGTCTAGGGACTTGATAAGATCTCCACGTGGACGCAGGGTGCTGAAGTCGTAACCAATGCCCCCACCGAGTTGCATGGTCTTAGCTGCTTGCTTGGCTGCATCCATGATGCCCCCCATGCTGTCCTCAATGGTCATAGACACAAAGCAGTTGTAAGGGGTCACTTTGCGTGGAGATCCCATAGCTGACTGTACGCGCCCAGCTGGTAGGAAACGCTGGTTGTAAAGGATATCCTTGAATGCAAGATAGTGTGCATCGGTATCCTTCAGTGCATCAGCTACACGAGCCATTGCTTGTTTAAAACTCTCCCCTTCAGCTCGATATTTCATTGCGTGAATCTCTTCAGAAATAGGTAGAGACGGGCCAAAGTAGCCCTCTTGATTACTAAATGTCATTTGGTTGATTTCCTTCGAGCAGGTTGATGCGCATCTCGCAGTAGCGAATGGCCTTTTTTAGATCTGTGATTTCGGATTGTACTTTGTCTTGCTCAGGGTAAGGTTTTGACCCAGCCCTCGTTACATATTTGATGACATTGCCGCGCCAGAATTCCATATCGTTATGCATGATGAACACTATTGGCTCCACGGGCCATTTGGAGTAATGGGATGGACGACTTATGGTTGTGTCTTCAATCATCATCCTGTTGGCTCCCATAGTTTGATCATGCTCTTGTCTACGTCCCAGTCTTCGTACCGTAAAATACGAGCGAGACGTGCCTGAGTAAGTGCATATTCAGCGTTAAGTTTCTGCTTTTGGTATGCTTGGACAACAGTGTTCCAGGTTGGTGATTGAGCTAATAACTTCTCAGCCGTCTTGATGCCGACAGTTGGACACCCAGAGTATCCATCCGTCACGTCACCTGTCAGCGCCTGAGTGTAAAACCATAAGTCCGCATCCTGTTTACTCGTGGTAACAAACTCACCAGACATCGGGCGGTATAGTTTCCCTGGTATTGATTTCATATCCTTGTCATCACTCACTATGATAGTGTTGTGACCCGGTGCGGACCCTAGGATCCCCATAACGTCATCTGCCTCAAGTAGAGGCTCACGATACCAGCGATAGGTCTCTTGGATCCACTTAATGAATGCCGAGTAGCCAACAGGCTTTCTGGTCTTCTTACGCCCACCTTTGTACTCAGGATCTAGGGACTTCCTGAAGTTACCCCTGTCGGACAGGCAAACAACAAAAGACCCTGTTTCTAAGGTCTCACATACGTTGTCGATTGTTTCTTTGAATATACTTTTGGCGGTTTTTAGATCAGACGCGAGAGACCATATGTCGTCCCCCCAGTTGATCTCCTCTTCCGCAGCTGCACATGCTCGATAGGCATATAGGTCTCCGTCAATGAGCAAGACTGTGTTTTCATCGGGTTGTTTTAAGAATGTCTTGAAGTAGGACATCTAATTCTCCTTTTTGTTCCATGCCAAACTCAGAAATGAGCCAGCGATTGCCCCAAGTATCCTCTCCACAGTTCGTCGTAATCATGCCCTCAGAGGCCGCTATAGCAACATAGAAGGCACCCTGACGGGCAAACTGACTAGACACTGTGAAGGGGCGCCGCCATGCCCTGTCGAGAACGACATAGAGCGTAACAATTGCGGCTAGTTGTTCAGATACTTCAGTGGGTGTCAGCCCAAGTTCTTCCCACGGAATATTCTGCGGTAATGGGGATTTTAGTTTCGAAATAGCTGCCTGTTTCTTGCGCCATTCGTCGAGAGATATGACCGACATCTTCAGCGATCTCCTGTGTTCGACAGGCAACCTGGATCTCGTCATGGATCCATCCAACTATATATGCGTTGTCCTGGTGTTGCCTGTTGATTTCGTTGTAGGTTAGTTCAACCCACTTCTTGCAAGTGATCGCCCCAGATGACTGGAGTAGCTGCGAGAGTAGTTTGTGCTCTGACCTGATGAATAGTTTCCTACCATCGAGACCAATGAGGTGGCCTCTTTTGTCGTGTGCTGCTTTTAGTCTCTGGAGCAGTAACCCAAACGCTGGGATGTTCTTGTGAAAGTTTTCCTTCAACTGCTTCCCGTGCTTTGCACCTTTGCCAGCGATCTTGCCTAGATTAAGGTCACCTGAACCATACATCATGGCGTAAACCAGAGTTTTCGAAGTGTTTCTATCTACACCAAACGCTTTGGCATTGTGCGTATGGATGTCACCTTCGAGGATCTGCTGTGCATACTCACCGCCGTCATTCAGGTAGTGGGCAAGGCATCGTAGCTCGAGGCCACTAAGGTCACTACCAGTCAGAAACCATTCGTCGGGAACTGTAAACAATTCACGGCATTTACGTCCGTAAGATAATCCAGACTTGGGAACTTGTGCTAGGTTTGGACCTCGGTGAGCAGCACGTCCACTTACAGTACCCCCAGACACAATTGTGTGTCTGATTTTACCGTCTGCATCGACCTTCTTGAGCCAAGCCTGTGGCCCCTCAGCCAACTGACCGACACGCTTGTCGATCATGAAGTACTCAGCCAGTTTCTTGGCCTCTGGGTACGGAAGTTTACCTAAGACTGTCTCGTCAATCTGAGCGTGACCAGTACCTGTGAACTTAGAAGGTTTCCATGCATACTTCTGGCGTAAGCAAAACTCTATGTGACGTCGGCTACTTGGGTTAAACTCTATCATCTTTCTTTTAATAAACGGGACACCTTCCTCGTAGCCTAGTGTCTTGTTGTTTCGCTTAGGTATAAACTCTTCAGTTATCTCCCAAGGTGGGAACAATTTGTCTAAGCCTTGCTGTAGTTCATTCCGTTTCTGCGCAAGTAATGCATATAGCTCGGTTGCCTTACTTTCATCGAAGGTCCATCCGTTATTGCCAATCTTGTCACAAATATGTGCTAACGAATGTTCTAACGCGATAGACTGCTCAGAGAAGCCACGTGACATGCAGTACTTATAGAGGACCTTAGTTACCTGAGTGTCCTGGACGCAGTAGTCTAGCATCTCTTGGCTATAGTTTTCCCAACCACCGTCATAGTCGCCCTTGTAGTCACCTAGGCGTAGACCCCAAGCCTTCAGGCTATGAGATCCCGTCAGTCTCTTTGAAAACTTCTCAGGGTCCTTGGCATGACGTATGCTGTCTTTCTCTGCCAGGTTGGCCTCAACCAGACGTGACAGTACGAGTGTATCCGTGATCTTACCTAAGATCTCAAACCCAGGATACACCTTCTGGAGTGCGGGGATGTCATAAGCAATGATGTTATGACCAATGACCTCTTCAGCGTTCATCAGTGTGAACATTGCGGCCTTGATTTCGTCGGGACCATAGGTTTGCACCTCATTGGTCTCAACGTGTCTTAAGACAATGCAGTGAATCTTGCTGATTTTGTCTAATAGTCCATCGCTCTCCAGGTCCCAGACCCAGCGGGTCATGGGGTGATCGCCTTTATACGATTAGCTAGGTTTACCAGCTGCTTCCACATGTCGTCAGTAATATGACCACTGAACAACGGGCGACGATCCTTGGCACTGACAGCCTCTCCAGCAACCAGTGCAAATGTCTTGTTCTCTTCCGAGATCTCGAAGGTCACATGTGCAACCTCATATAGCTCCTTGTCGGAGTCGGGGTAGCGGCCCCGCCACTTCTTCATCTGTGATCTCCAGACCCACTCAGTGTACGCCGTGCTGCACGTGAACTCAGTTTCTCCAAGTTCATGTGTGCAACCTCGTTGAGACTGACGCCCAGGTCACGTGCCAATGCAGCGATATCCCACAGACAATCACCTAACTCAAATATGATCTCTGCACGTTGGTGATCTGTCAGTTTCTCCGTGCCATCAAACTTCAGGCCCTGGTCGCGGATTAGCTTGGATATTTTACCAGCGACTTCTCCAGCCTCTTCATTTAACGCCAGTGCAGGGTAAATTACCTTCCACTTATAGATAGCATACTGAGCCGTATCGGCCTGGTAGTCGTTCATAGTTAACGGGGGTAAATAGCGTTCAAAAACCATGGGTGCTCTCCTCTGGTCTTAGTTTTGGCCTGATTGATTTGCTTAGTTTGATGCGCTGGCAGTAGACCGCAGCGTCTTGATAGGTCTCGTAAAGAGACTCATGGATCTCCATAGCCTGTTCACATTGCTCGAAGGCGGGGAAGAGTACCTGCGCCCACAGGTAACCGTACTGAGCACTGGTGTACTCAATGAATAAGACTGTAAACCACCGCATGACTAGAAAGGTACGTCTTCTAAATCATTAAAGTCGTTAGTTTCAGCCAAACGTCCTGTCTCTAGGTCGTACCTGAGAACACCAGCTGCGCCAACTTCACCTGTGTGTCTGTTCTTCAAAACAACGATGTTACGCTTGCCTGAGGTTGGATCCTCAGCATCAACATTGAGACCAATACACGTGTCCGCTAGTTGCGCTATTGCATGCGACCCACGCAACTGACTAAGACTAACCTGAGCACCTCCTTCGTGTCCCTTGTCACCTTGTGGACGACGTAGGTGAGACACCAGAATGAGGCAGATGCCTAGGGCTTGGACCTCAACACGTAGCTTAGTCATTATGTCATCTACGAGCCTACGTTCATCAGAGACCCCAGAGGTTAAGCCAGAAATCAGGATACTGATGTGATCCAGGCAGATCACCTGGCATCCAAGGGCCTTGTTCATGTAGCGAATCCGATTGATTACGACGTCTAGATCCGTAGATCCGAAGTGATCAAATAAATAGAACTCACTAGCTTTACACATATCATCGAATGCAACAACGATGTCGTCTTCACTTGTATTTTCTACCGATACACTAATGTTTTTATTCATGTGCAGACCAACGAGGCCCTGGGCGGTACGCTTGGTGCTCTCTTCGAGCATCATCATGCCGATGGGGAACCCTGACTGTTGTACATGGTACATTAGCTCTCTCACGAAGGTAGACTTGCCGACCCCAGAGCCAGCGGCAATGGTGACCAGTGACCCCAGACGTAAGCCCTTCGTGATATCGTTAAGCTTACTGTAAGGATAACTAATGGGAGAGACAGCATCCCCCACACCTATAACCTCTCTGAGATCGGCAGCTGCCACGATTCCATCAGGGCGATAGTCTCGCGCCTGAAAGATCGCTTGAATGACTGCTTGGGCATCCCCTTTCACAAGTGCCTCATTGGCGTCCTTGTGTTGACCTAGGTTTGCAATCTTACACAGGCCAATAGGTAACGCTTCTGCACATTCAATAGCAGCCGCGCGACCCGGCTCGTCTGTGTCAAACACGAGGACAACTGAGCCAAAGCTAGTCACATAATCATAGTTGTCTAAAAGTGTTTTCTTAGCTGCCTTGGCCCCAAATCCAATGCTACACACCGGCCAACGATGATTTTGAATTTGCGATATAGACATTGCATCTATTTCACCTTCTGTAATCACCAAGATCTTTCCGTTAGACCACAAGTGTGACCCAAACAGTGTCATCTTCTTTGCATCTCCAACAATGTTGAAGTTCTTATCTTTGGTTCTAACCTTCTGCGCTACTGGGCGCCCTTGGGTGTCTCTGTACATTGCCAGTTGCACTGATTGACCACCCATAAAACCAACCGTATAGCCAAACTTTCGACAGGTCTCTTCAGTGATCTTACGCGCTCTCAAAGGCTGGAATGTTCCATTGATTAGAGGTACTAGAGGGCGTTCTTTTGGTACCCACTGTGGTGCGTCACCATCACCAGCAACCCAAGCTCCACAGCCAAAACAATAGACATGCCCGTCGCTATACATCGCGCCATTATCACGTGACCCACACTCATCACATGGTATGTGACCCACAAAGGTGCTTTTGTTTTCCTCTAGCATCATCAAGCTACCTTATTATTATCAGATGTCTTAATCTTGCCTAAAAGTATGTTTGCTTGTGATCTTGATTTCTCTAAGTTTGATAAGAGGACCTGTATCTCATAGACCTGCTTATCTACTTTCTTAAGCCAATCTTTTATTTCGTTGACTGAAATTAAGTCGTCTTCGTTACCGTCTGGTCCAAAAAACTGTTCGCGGATCTGTGTCACCCATCCCCAGCGTTCAATCTCAAGTTCATTCGCTACTGACTGATCCGTCTCTGCCTTCATGTAGCGCTGGTTCTTACGATCATACGCAATCTGTAACATCTCGAAGATCTCATAAGATTGCTTTGGTGTTGGGGTTACCACTTCTGTTATTTTGATGCTCTTGTTAGCCATTTGTCTACTCCTTGAAATCAAAAGGGGGCGACCCAAGCCGCCCCCTCGCTCTCTCCTTGGTGTCAAAATACAAAAGCCTCTTTTATTTAGAGACGAGTTCGTATTCTGAGCCTTCCCTGGCCTCTTCAAGCCAGTCATCAGGTATGACCTTGTTTGCATATCTGAAGCCGTGCCTCGCGCAATACGCCGCGTATGTTGTGGGTGAACCCTTGTACAAACGCGCGTTCTGGTTTGAGAAGACAAAGCGAATGTCGATGTCTGGGAACTGTTGTTTGATCAACAGGTGTTTCTGGCGCGATTCTACTGTCCAGAGTCCCTTGGTCTCGACAAAGAAAAAGCCCCCTGGTTTAGGGAGCTTAAAGTCAGGCGTATACTTTGCCTGTCGTGCTGGGACTGTGTATTGGATCTTGTCTGTCTCATAAGACAGTTTGATCCCTGCCTCAATGATTTGATCACCTACTCGTTTCTCTAAACCAGACCTATAACCAAGTCTGAAGGCAGTTTTAGAAATCTTCAAGCTCGTCATTAAAGTCAGCCCCTGAATCAGCCTGACTATCTCCCGACACTTCAAAACCCTCTACACTGTCAAAATCACCTGCATGATCCCCAGTACCACCAGACACAGGGTTAATAATCTGTATGGCAGCTAAACGTAAACTAATACCTTTCTTTACACCATTCGTGTAGGCATCAATTTGACCAGACGCACGGAGTTCTGATCCAGAAAACATCGGTGGTACTTGTTCAATTGGGATTGGGTTACCCTTGGCATCATAGTATTTAGGCTGATACTTTGATTGCATCTTAAATAAATACTCACCAGTATCCTCTTCAATTTTAAAGGGGGAATGAACGTTATCGTTAGCACCGAAGTTTTCAGCCCTTGTACGTTCAATCAAATCCGTGATGTGTTTGGCACCTCCTGGCGCCAGACGAAGTTCAACCTTATATTTCCCTTCTGGATCAAAAGCAGTGTCAGGCCGCCCAGGTTGAAGCCATGGGTATTGCGCAATACCAGCCGGTGAGACAAACTTGTTTTTGGTACTCATATCTGTGTTCTCCTAAAAGAGTTTCCAACATGAACCATCTTCTTAGGTTCTACGGGGGTCCCTTAGTGGAGAACTTAAAAATACCAATTTAATAATAAAATTATGAGGGTCACTGTACCTCAGAAACCCTCACATTTGTCGTGTCATAATTTAACTAAAACAATATTCACTATCTAAGACTACTCGTACATCAAGTGTGCCTTTGGGTGGAATTACTGCTAAATCCATGTCTGGGTCTGAAAGGCGGTTTCGGCATTCAATCTCAAAGTTACCTAAAACGCAATTGTCTTCATACATGTCAACCAGACCGAGACGGATGCAATGATAAAACTTCCAAGTTTCCGAAACTGTAGTTCCAAAGCTATCGTGTATCATAAAGAAGTCTTTGATTGGCTCTGGTTGATCAAGTGCAGTCACGATCACAATTTGCATATGTGCAGCATCCCAAGAGTGAACAACATTTGCAGCTATCCCTGCTCGAGACTTCCTTGTGTCGTACTTCGACCCCATACCATTAAGTGTCACCCGCGTTTGTTTGAGTAACTTAGCCTCTCGATCATATAAAAAGATCTTAACGCGCTTTACATCGGGTTGTGTATACCTCTGAACAGCTGGAAAACCGCTGGGAGTGGTCCACCTTACCGATTTGTTTTCACGTGCGAGAGCATGGGCATAAGACTGTAAAAACTTCATGCCTTGAGCGACGGATGATATAACTTCCTGAACTGCTTCGTAACTAAATTTAGCAAGGAACCTTGCATAGCGTTCTTGATCTCTTAATGTACCAAACGGATGCTCTTGCAATTTCCCGTAGTGTACATCCCGTTGTAAAGGATGCATGAGATCTTCCATAATCTGATCGCCAAACCCACGCTCAACCGATGAATAACCATAGGTCATAACATTACGTTTTACTGTGGATCGTGTGATACCAAATTCTAGCCATTTTCTGGCTTCTTCACGACCATCTAAACGAAGGCCCTCAATCACTCGGTCTGCCACACTTTGATATATGTCTTGGCACGTATCTGATGGTATTAGATTTACCATAGCAGCATCTTTAGAGTTTCGAGTGGCGAGACTATAATGCTGTACACCACTATTAGTACCATCGAGCGATATTGGTAGATGGCATACAGGTTCATCACTATAATAAGCAAAAACAGCAGCCAAAAACTGGAATGGTTTATCTGCTTTTGCCCACAGGTTATGGGTCTCAAAGGGGTTGTCATTTATTCTACATAGCCAATCATCGTTGTCCTCGACCCATTGAATTCGGTCTTCAAGCGAAGCTTTAGATATTTTACTAAAGTCACCAACATTTGCTAAATGAACTGCCAACCAACCTCGATCCTCTTCGGCGACTACCTTTCCATTGGCAAACTCAAATAGGGCTTTTACATGATCGTCTCGGTGGTAATTAAAGTGACTTACTGGGTACATACGGCCCCTAAAATCAAAGTTCCAAGGTATATAGAATTGGCCAAACTCAGACATTTTATCAGCGGTTCTTAAATCATCAGTTAATACTGCAAGATTTGATATCGCCTCGCGCTTCTTGACGTGCCAATCCTTTTGATCCCACTTGAGTTGGTTTTGCTGCTTCTCTGGTAAACTTTGAAAGTCTTTAGGTAACTTAGGAAATACTGGCGGTTCTAATTCTGGGAACTTATAAAAACGTATCTTCTTTTCGACGCAGTATTTTAAGACATCTAATACACGTTTATTGATCCGCAGAGGTGTTGCCTGGAGTGCGTTTATAGCCCTGACATAAGTAGGCTCTCGCTCCTTCTGAAAGTTTCTCTCGATAGCTCTCCGCTGCTCACTAGTTGACTTCCGAACTAGAGGAACAAGAGAAGACAGCATGTCATCTTGATATGCACCCGTGTCGAAAGCTTCCCAAGGCTTAGGTGGGATGACAAGTGGACCAAACATAGGTTCAGCCCAAGATGCATTAAACATACGTTCTTTTAAGATATCTTCAGCTTCACTCGTTAAACTGATCGTCCTATGTGTCTTTAGGTTTTTCTCGTATATGTTAATTTCAAATATACCAGACACCTCTAAGACCGCATTCAGCAAAGGTGCAGCTACGTGAACCTTTTTACCCCTATCCCACTTTTCAAACTTAAAGCCGGCTTTAGAGGCAATAATACGTGCCGCTTTAAGTCTGTAGCGATCACTTGAGTGATCTCTGGTAACTTGGTGTACGAGACGTTTAAAAAGACCTTTATCATAACGTTTAAGTTCATCTGCCCAAACCTCAAGTTCAACTCGAGCACCAATAGCTGTTAGACATCCAGCCAATGAGTTTCTATTTATGACACTTTCATAACAAGAGTTCAGACTAATGTAGGCTAAAGTATCTGGGTCTTGGTCAACGAGTTCCTCGTACCATTGGCTTTTCTTGCCGCAGCCACTATCAAATCTCTGAAAGTCTTTTTTTAAACGATTAACAATATCCTTAGACACCTTAGGTAGAGCTTTAGTTATTTTCTGATGTGGGATCTCGCGTTGACTTGGGGACAGTTTCTCCTGTCGTCTGAGGTATCTCTCCCGACCCTTCTGGATCATTTCGTCCTCGAGCTCGACTTGTACTTTGTTGACTTTTGTCATGCCTTAGTTACTCCCTTGGGTTCTACGGGGGTCCCTTAGTTAACCCATTGTTTTTATTTGGTATTATATGTTGCAAAAAAGACTTAGATTTCACCCATCAGCCGAGCTATGGCAAGCTGATTTTCTGGTGTCTCGTGAACATATTTAGCGGTGGTCTGTAGTGATCTATGGCCTAATTGTTGAGCCACGGTGACCGTCGGTAACTTTAGATTATTAGCCATACGTGTAGCGGCTGTATGACGTAGCACATGGAAAACAAACTCTTTGTCTCCTTTTGCTATTTGGTAACGCGCTTCTTCCCAAGCATGATAAAACTTACGGTGACTATAGTGTCCTTTGATGTCAAACTTTAAAGCTTTTAAAGCCCGAAAGGTTCGACCCGCACAAACTACGTCTCTATCGTCACCATTCTTTGTGTTAGTCAAATGGACAATACAAACACCATCAGCATGCATACTAACCCTATCTGGGGTAATCGATAGTAATTCACCAAGACGCATACCTGTGGCTAGGGCTACTTGACACATGTAGCGCATCCACCAGAAAGTGCCTTCCTTGTAAGTCTTTAAGAAATCATCCAATTGCTGGATTTCTTCGTCAGTCAGATATCGAACCCGATTTGTCCTTATTCGAGCAAACTTGATTTTAGGCATTCGATCAATCTCTTCGAGATCTAGAGCATGCTTTAGGATTGAACTGATAGCCGCTCTGTAGTGGTTCACTGTGTTTTCAGTTATTCCAGTGCCTTTTAGGTATATACAGAAGCTGTGGATATCACGCGCTGTTATGTCTAACAGTGACTTAAATCCAACTCCTTCAAAAGCTCCAAACCTGTGTAGCTTGGCACGGCTTTCAGCTAAATGTTTGCCCCTCCAGATGTTAGGACCTTCTGTGTTTACAAAATCTATAAAGTTCGTCATTTCAACGCTCTCTTTTGTTTTAAAATGGAGGATCTTCGCCACGGTAAGTGGGCAACCAAGGCTTATGCACCCCAAAAGACGTGGATTCTTCTTGGAATTCAGTAGGGAACATTTGGCTTAAGAAGATCTTAAGGTGATTAGACCACAACAAGGCAGATCACCGAGGTGCTAGGGGTCCTTACGACCTCCACAGAATCACAGGCTTCCTCATAGCGCACCTGTATTTCAAAAGCCTTACCGATGAGCTTAGAGCGCAGGGCGTGTTGACCACGGTTTTGCGCATGTTTTGCTTTGCGCAAAAAGCGATCACGGGTATTCAAAAGAGTTTGCGGAAAAGTGTGTATTTGGGTCATCTTGCAGTCTCCTAGTGGTTAGGGACTAAAGACTCCGATGACGCTGTTTTTGGTAGCGGAGGAGGGACTTGAACCCCCGACACGCGGATTATGATTCCGCTGCTCTAACCACCTGAGCTACTCCGCCAACGAAGGACCGTTTAGGATTATCCG